CGCGTCAGCGAAGGGCTCAAACACGGTGCTGGACACGTAGCGAACGTCGTCAACCTTGCCGATCTCATTCTCCCATGGAGTGATCGTGCCGTACTTCTCGGCTGGCGTGAAGCCAGTCATGGCGCGAACATCACCTTCCAAGTCGGGGTGAATCAGACCAACATAGCCAGGCGCCACGTTCTCGGTGCCATAGGCCGCTGTGGAGCGAACAATGGTCGTGATGGGGCGGGCATTCTGGCGTTTCAGGGCGCGAACAGCCTTGCGCTGAACAGCAGTGGTCAGTGCGGTGTTCACTGCATTGCGTGCAGCGCCGTTTGCGTAGGCGACATTTGTTCCGGCCTTAATCACACCGAAGCGCATCTTCTCGATCATCTGCGCAGCCTGCTCACCCAAGACGGTCACGGCTTCATTCAGCACGGGGTCTTCATGGGTATCTAGCACCACGTCGGAGATCTGAGTCAGGCCTCCGTACTGGGACAGTGTGGCAGTCACATCGGTCACGGACAGGGCCTGGGACGCTGGTGTCACGCCTTCGGTCAACGCCACGGGGGTGTTGCTCAATGCGTTGTAGCGGCGGAACTTTTCGACCTTGGTCGAGTTGCTTGGCAACGATTTGGCCTGGCCAAATTTCTCCAGGACCAAGTAAGGCATACCGCGCTTGAGAAGTTCTTTCTCAGCATAGGCGGCAGTGCGGGGGGACAAGTCACCATAGGTAACGTTAGGCATGATTTTTTCCTTTGGATTTGAAAAACAAAAAGCCTCCCAAAATGAGAGGCCTCAAAGGAGCCAATTGACCGTTGTGCCGTATGCGGACCTGGCTCGCAAATGGGAGTCCTTCGACTTATCCACCTCTTGCCGTCAGCGCGACCGATGCTCTGCTCCAAAATTCGCCAGTGATAACGCCCACTGGACAAGGCGGCGAGGTAACCGACGCTCACACGGTTGACCGGATTTCTCCGGTCGAAATCAAAAACTGTTCCAGGCCTCTTGGTAGTCCTGGGACACGGTTGGCTTGGCTGGAATCTTCAGGCCGCCGCTTGAGCGCACGCCTTCGGCTGCGTCCATTGCTGGATCAGGCGCCTCGACCTTCTTGCTGGCCTTGTACTCATTGAGCAGGCGAATGATTGCGCGAGCGCTGCCGCTGGCCACAGTCTTCTCTGCGCTGGCCATCTTTTCTGGCTCCATGGCGGCGATGTACGCCTTAAATTCCGGGCTCTTTGCCACATCCATGAAGTCTGGATGAGCGTCGGAGATGGACTCGTAATGATCCTTGGACTTGTCGGCAACAATCTCGCCAGCCAGTCCATCCATCTCTTCTCGCACCTTGGATACGCGCTCGTCGGCTGTCTTGCCAGCAATCTCTGTGGCCTTGGTCTCGATCAGAATGCTCAGAATGCGTGGCAGCTCGTCGCCAAAGTCGTTGGCCAAGGTCTTCATGGCCTGGTCCACGGTCATCTCACCAGACTCAACTGCCTCGGCTGCGTCTTCAAGCGCCTCAACCTGGGTTGTTTCGCCTTCAGCGGCCTCTTGCGCAGGAGACTCTTCGGTCTTCATGGATTCTTCGCGGGCCTTCAGAGCCTCTTCACGCGCTTTCAGCTCTGCCTCTCGGGCTTTCAGGCGGCCTTCCCACGACTTCTCGCGGTCGATGTCCTTGGGATCGGCTTCAGGCGCAATTACCACGGCAACGCTGGCTGGTTCTTCTTCTTTGGGCTCAGCGGCTGGCTCTGCTGGTTCGCCTGCTGGCTCAGTCGTCTCGACTGGCTCAGGCACAAGGCCAAACGCCTCGTCGTCCGTCATGTCTTTTTTGACCGGGGTGTCTTCAGCGAACGCGGTCGCAAAGTCCTCGGTGTCTTGCTTCATTTCTGCGGGTGTTGCCATGGTGGTTTCCTTTCACTGGCGATTAAGGCCTGTGACGGCCAACTGTCCTGATTGCTCAGGGGTTAGAGAATCTAAATTTTTGGGATGTCCATGCCGTCATTCGAGAGAACATCTCTCAATGCCGTCACTTGTTGCAGGGCTGACTGCAGCCGAATCAAGCCTTCTGGCTTTACATAGATCAGGTCAAGGCAGTAGCTGGCCATCATTGAATCCAACATCTCCACAACAGCGCGTGACACATCTGATCCTGCGTAAGCCCTGACGGCGCGTGTCGCCTCAATCAGTGCGTCGTGTGCGCGCCTGTCGTTGTCAATCCTGCTCATTCGATGGCTGCGGTTTCAATCCCGCCATGCATGCCAACCATGCCTGTTTGCGGCTGAATGCCATCAATCTGCTGAACCTGCTGAACCTGCTGCACCGGGCCGCCGAGGTTGGCCATCGACGGGTCTGGTGTGTCATCTTTCCAGCCAGAGCTGCGAAGAATCTCGTCACCAGCCGGGGCGATGTGTGGGTTTGACACCGCCACGCCGCCAGCTTGCAGGCCTGCGTATGCGGCTGAAACCTTGACCTCAATGGCCTTAGCCTTCACCAAGTCAACCTCGGCCATTGCCTTTGCTGCCTGGGCTGAAAGCAATGCAACCTTCTGCTGCATTTCAGCCATGGCCAATTGCATCTGTTGCTGGGCCATTTGCTGCTGTTGCTGCACGGCCTGGTTGTCTTGCTCTGCTTTCGCTTCCTCTTCGGTCTTCACCACATCGGTCAGCTCATTGGCCTCTGCCCGCTGGCGAAGTAGGCTGTCGCGCTTGATGTAAGGCGCATCCATTGGGTTGGCCACCATGGCAGCAAAGTTGTCCAGTTGGCGACTGCGCACTTCACGCGCCACCAAAGAGGCGGAGCCCCTGGCCTTCACATCGAAGTCGCCCTTGATCGTCTTGTCCGGGTTGAACTGCATGTTCCAGCGATACAGCGCGGTGATGAATGGCGATGTCACGCCCTCATCCCAGTTGCTGATCAGATCCTTGATCATGATGTTCGCTGCGCCCATCAGCATGCTCATGCCGCTTGATGTTCCTGCAGCGCCGCTGCTCATGTTCTCGCCCGTCAGGTAGCGCGGAATCGCTGTGACCTCATCCAGGTTGTCATCGAACCGATTGGCCAGCGCATTCAGGTCGCCAAGTCGCGTTGGAAGCTCAATCGAGCGCACTGCTGGAGCGCCGGGGTTTGTCGAGTTGCGGTAAAACACCTTCCATGGCGTGATCTCTGTGGTCGTCTCCATGTTGGACAACAGACCAGGGGTCACCTCAATCATTGGCCCACTGGCAATCGCTGCGTTGTCCAGCATCAGCCGTGTCGCCGCGTTGAGCATGGTCTGGTCATCGCGTGACACGGCGGCCAAGCCCTCGCCAAAGATGCTCGTCTCGTCTTTGTCGAAGTAGTAAATGTGGTACGGCCACGTCACGCCGTTGATCGGCTGCAACACGGCCTTGATCACTTCGCCATTGGGCAGGAGCCAGACATTGCTGAAGAACGACTCATGCAGGCGGTCGTCTTTAACATCGACGCCAATCTCCTGCAGCTCTGCGCCCGTCAGGTAACCCCAGCGCTCAAGCACTTCGTACTTGCCTTCTGTTGAGCCTTGGTTCGCCTGGCGCTCGCCGATGATCTTGAGCTGGTTGTCGATGTACTTCAAGGTCACCTGACCTTGAGGGTTGCTCTTGATGTACGAGATGATCAGATCGCGGTTAAACGACTTCAGCTCAGCCAGCTCAGCCAGATCGAACCTGGTCATCTGGTGACGCTCAAACACGTAGCGGCACTTCTCAAGGCAGTCTGCGCCCATGTCTGGGTAGAAGCGCCAGATCGGCACGTAGTCCACAAACGGCACCACGTAGCTCTCGCTTTTCTCGACCCACCTGCCGCCCTCTTGGGCGAATGTGGAGCGAATCCGGCGCTCGACCAGCGGACCTTTGACAATCCCTGTGCCATACAGGTGAGCCGAGTGAAACGCCTTCTTGCAAACGGCCTTGTAACGCACCTCGCTCAGTTGGTCATCGATGACCTTGGCCATCTTTTTCGATGACTGCTCCACGATGAGCTTGATCTGGGCATCCACCACCTCTTTGGAGATTTGCCCTGGCTGTTGCGACATCTGTTGCAACGCTGCCTGCACAGACTCGCGCATCTCATTGGACACGCTTGGTACAGGTGTTGGGCCAATCTCCCAGTTCTTTTCGCTTCCAGATGGGAACAGCAAATCCTCGACCCGGCTGTCAGCCGTCTTGACCTTCACCCGCGTCTTACGGACAAACGCCTTCGAGCGAATTGGCCCAATGGCAGCAATCACCTCGGGATCGTACTGACCCTTGTACTGGCGCAAATCTTGCAGCCAGCGATCTTCTGTGTCCCTGCGATCTCTCTCTGCCTGGGCGAACTCCATGAGCATTCGTGAACCAAGAGCACCAAGCACCGGACGCGACTCTTCCTGCGCAAAAGCCTCCTTAGCTGCCAATGCGAATTCCAAGTCTTCCATGTCTTTCTTTCGTAAAAAGAGGGTCTGCACTCAGTGCGGACCCTCAATACCCAGCACTTGTCGCCGGACCTTTTGTCTTTGTCACGCCTGCATAGGCTGCACGCTTGGCCACTGGCTGAGCGAACGTCAGCGCCAGCGCATCGCCGCCGTCAGGGCTGCGGATCTGGCGCTTCTTCATGTCTTCTTTCTTCTCCAGCAGCTTTCGCCCGTTGGAGCTGACCTTTGGCTGCGGTGCAGTCAAGTCACTGATCAGTGCGGCGTTGTTTGGAATCCGGCAGGGCTGGTCTTCAAACCAATCCTTCATGGTCCACCACATCTCAGCGCGTCGGTTCTCGAAAATCTCTGGGTCATTCGCCCTGGTGGCGCTGTTGATGCCGATCACCGGGATGTTCAGCTCGTTGAGCCTGTCGTACACGCCAGCGCCCAGGCCGCCCTTGTCCACAAAGATCGCGTCAGAGCTGAACTTGTTGTGGTACTCAGCCAGTTTCCCGGCAATCTGCATCGTGTCCAGGCCCTGGTGGTACTCAAGCCTGAAGGCCACACGGCCACGCCTGAATGCAATCGATGTTCTGTCGGCATCGTTCACGCCATCGCCAGCAGGATCACACCCAATCACCAGCGGCGCATTCATGTCTGCGTACTTGCTGTTGACTGCGGCCATGACGTTGACCGGGCTGATCAGCGGGTTCTTTGTGCTGGTGACAAAAGCCTCTGCGGCACACGCCGGATACTC